ACACAGGCACAGCATGGCAAAGTGTCCAGGCTAATGCGCAGGTCACTTATGGATTGCTTGCGGGCCGTCCTGCTGCAGGTGAAGCGGGTCGTTTGTATTACGCAACTGACAATTACTTGTTGTATTTTGACGATGGCACAACTTGGACACAAATAAACAATTTTGGAACCGTAACTGCTCAAACATCCTACGGCGCATCTAGCGGCAACGGTTCCTCTACAAACTTTGCACGCGCAGACCACACTCACGGAACGCCATCGCTCACAAACACAACGCCACAGGCTTTAACTATTGGCAACACAGGCGCGGTTGGAACGGGTTCTGCACCAGCGCGTGAGGATCATGTTCATGAGATGCCTGACTTCGGCAATGTGGCAGCGCAGACTTCGTTTGGGGCGTCCAGTGGTAATGGTTCAAGTGCTGATCTAGCAAGAGCGGATCACACCCATGGAACTCCAGCACACGACAACGCTGCACACAGCGCAATCAACCTTTCAGCCCTTGCGGTACCAACTGCGAATGTGCCTTTTGCCACTTACAAGATCACAGGCCTTGGTAATCCAACTGATGATCAAGATGCAGCAACCAAATATTATGTTGACCAGGCTGTTCAAGGTTTGACTTGGAAGGTTGCCGCCAACCTTTTATCAACAGTCAATGTTGCATTAACAGGCTCAACTGGAACTTTAAACATCGACACCTATGGCGCACTTACAAGTGCTGACGCGGGCTATCGAATTGTTCTCACCAACCAAACAGATGACACACAAGATGGTATTTATGTCTACGCGGATAACGGCACTAACTACACGCTGACTCGTTCAACAGACGGTAATCCTTACACCGAACTTATCGGTGCGACTATCTACATTCAAGAGGGAACAACCAAGGCTGGAACCTCATGGTCTCAGTCAAATCACTACATCACTTCTTTTGCAGGACAGACATGGGTACAAATCGCTGGCGTTGGAATTTACACCGCAGGCGATGGTATTACGATCACTGACAATGTTATTGCAGCCGATGCTGGAACAGGCATCACGGTCAATGGCTCAGGCATCAACATCGACACCGCCGTTGTTGTCACAAAGTACGCGGCTAATGTTGGCGATGGAACCAATACCTCGTACACTATTACCCATAACCTCGGCACAAAAGATGTAATTGTTAGCACTTACGACAACAGCAGTCCGTTTGCTGAGGTTGTTTGCGATGTTCAACACACCAGCACAACAGCAATAACGCTGTTGTTCTCCGTGGCTCCAACTTCTAACCAATACCGAGTTGTAGTTCACGCTTAAGCAGTAAAGGGAGATACACATGGGTCTTAGAGACCGTATCGCAAAGGCACTACTGCAAGGCGAAGTAGAAAAGGCTCCGAACCTGCCCGCAGGATCGGTGACAATGACCGAGCAAGACATGAGAGTTGCTGCGCTTAATCAGATTGCGCAAAACTACGGCAACTCCACACCGCTTCCTCGCAACCCTTGGCTTGCTGGTGTTCCATTTGGCCCTGGCACGCCAATCACACCTGGCGCAATCAACCCTGTACGCGAAGACGGCCGCCCTGATCCACGCCGCTACGAATTCCAAGTCGCACAGAACATCAACATCACCGAAACACGCCTGGTTCCATTTAAAACCCTGCGTGCCTCTGCTGATCAGATAGACATCTTGCGCCGATGCATTGAAGTTATTAAAAACAAAGTCACTGGCCTTGACTGGGACATCACCCTTGGCACAGACGCATCAGAAAAGATTGCTGCAACTTCAGGTGGCGACCATGTTCGCGCCATGGCCAAGGCCCGCGAGAAATACACCGATGAAATCACACGACTTCGTGAGTTTTGGGAGAACCCTGACCGCTCGAACGGTTTAACTTTCTCCGACTGGCTGATGATTGCGCTAGAGGAAATCCTCGTTGTGGATGCCTGGGCTATTTGGCCACAGCGTTCCGTTGGTGGAGACCTTTACGGCCTTCAAATTCTAGACGGCGGCACAATCAAGCCTCTCTTGGATGATCGCGGAATGCGTCCAATGGCTCCAAACGCAGCCTTCCAGCAGATTCTTTATGGCTTCCCACGCGCTGAGTTCACAGCCAATGATGATGATCCAAGCGCCGATGGTGAATTCACATCAGATGACCTTCAATACTTAGTCCGCAATCGCCGCACCACTTCTGTTTACGGCTTTAGTCCAACAGAGCGTGCGCTTCCTTTGGCAGACATCTACCTGCGCCGCCAGCAATGGATCAGAGCCGAGTACACAGACGGTGTGCTGCCTGAATTGATGTTCACAACAGATGAAAACTGGGGAACAAACCCTGACCTTTTGCGTGCGTACGAGAACATTTTCAACGATGACCTAGCGGGCCAAACAGAACAACGCAAGCGCCTTCGTTTATTACCAGCAGGTATGACTCCTATTCAATTTGATGGATACGGTGAGAAGTTTAAAGACACTCTTGATGATTACCTCATCACATCTATCTGCGGCCATTATGGTGTGCAGCCATCTGAAATTGGATTTGCTCCAAAGGGTGGACTTGGTGGGGCTGGCTTTGAAGAGGGTCGCGCAGAAAGCGCAGAATCTATCGGCACACAGCCTTTGGTCAACTGGATCAGCAAGATGCTTACAAACATCTCGTATACCTACCTTGGAATGCCACGCGAGTTGGAATTCCGCTTAATGACATCAAAGCGTCTCGACAATGAGTCAAACGCACGCAAGAATCAGATTGAAGTTACAAGCGGTGGTAAGACCATCAACGAACGCCGTTCAGAATTAGGCCTTCCGTTGCTAGATACACCGCAAGCGGACATGCCAATTCTTCAGGCTGGTGGCACTACCTTCTTGTTCAGTCCTGATGGAATCATTGATGCGGCAACAGCCTCAACAGCGCCCGCTTTGGCTGGCCCTAACGCCGAAGCCGTGGCTCCAGTGACTCAAATTGGCGCAAAACCCAAAAAGGAACCAACCGTTGCCGAAGAGGAAGAGATAGACAACGAGACTAAGACGGAAGTCAAAGCCTTTATGAAATGGGCAAACAAAGGCAAACGCGCTCGCCTCTTTGAATTCAAAGCACTCGATCCAATTGTGGCCGATGCACTTAACCGCTGCGCTTATGAAGGGGACCTCGAAAGCGCTAGAGCGCTTGCCAAGGCTTACCTCGCATGACTTGGGGCGCTCTTAAAGCCGATGGGCGGATGGCGGCTAAGAGTGCGGTAAAGATAAGAGCAGCGTTGGCCCAAACTGCTGAATTTAAACTGGTGTTTGAGAGTTATCTGCGAACACAACCCAATGTTTCAGATAAACCAGCCCAAGATCGTGCGCGAGCGCGTGCGTGGGTTATGCTCAATGTTCGAGTCAACATGATGGCTTTCATGGGTGTCATGGAGCGGGTTTATGCCGAAGGATGGGTAACTGGAGAAGCAGCAGCCAATGAAGCAATTGCTTTGGCTAAGGAAGCCCGCAAAGCAGCCGAGGATGATTTGATTGACTGGGCTTTATGGAACCCTGGTGATGAGGCAGCAGCCCTTTTAATCAGGCCAACTAAGGCTTTTCAGCAATTCTTAGGGTCTTTTGGGGTCACTTTAAAAAACATTACAAACACAACGGTTGATGACATAGGTAACTCTTTGGCCGATGCTTTAGAGCAAGGTTTATCCGCTAACCAGGCTGCAAAACTCATCAAGCGTAATGTTGCATCCTCATCTCGGGCTTTAATGATCGCAATCACCGAACAGAACCGAGCCATGTCTGCTGCAACAATCAACCGCTACCGTGAAATGCAGATAGGCCAAATGGAGTGGGAAGTTTCAGACCCATGCGATAAATGTGCCATGAACGCTGGCCAAGTTGTGACAATTGGGGCAACATTTAACTCGGGCGATAAACAACCACCTGCCCACCCAAATTGCCGTTGCGCCTTACTCCCTGTAATTCCTGATTTTGGCGATCCAATGTTGGACATGCAAGGACAAATCTTGCCTGCACCCGAACCAACAGAAACTGTAGATGTAGATCCCTTCCGTAAAGCGGGAGGTGGCGTTTCTAAACCTTTACGATTTACTGATGATGCCATTCAAGAAGCCACGGCAACTCTTGATTCTATGGCTGATCTGTTAGGCGATGAATGGGACAACAGTCAGGGAGTCAAATTCACAAAATTTGCGCTTCAACCAGGTATGGTTTATGGAACTCAGCAGGTTCGTCTTGCTCAATTGCCTGACGGACTGGGCGGGGCTATTTCATACACGGTGCGTGACGCGGTCGATATTAAAGCAACAGGTAACTTGGGGGCATTTGAAAACGCGGTCGATACAGTCCCTCACCTTTATATTGAGTATCTTGGCTCCACTGGTATTGTGCCAAAAACAGGAACTGCTTTAGCCAACAGTGTAATCAAAGAGGCCGCAGACAATAACTTAGGTATCATATTAGAATCTGCCACGCCGCAGTCCTCTGAGTTTTGGAGAAAAATGGGACTTAAACCATTGTCGGATGAAGAGGGTGAAGCATATTACGGGTTAACCGCTCAAGAAGTGATTGCCTTGATAGATAGGATGAAACCATGACTTTTGATCCTGATGCCGCTCCTTACGAACAAGCGTGGCAAAGAATTCTTGATGATAAAGAGAAACGCGCAGCCTTATCTAATGTCAAGTCTGCTAAAGTAATACATCTAGCCACCGATAAAGATTGAGGAATAAATGGCAACCAAACACATCAACGCAAGCACCCTCACAACGGCATCGATTTTATTCACGGTAGATCCAAACGCTCGGCCTTTAACACCTGTCACACTTTACAACGGCCACAGCGCATCAATCTTTATAGGTGACGCAAGCATCACAACATCAGGTGCAACAATCGGCCGCACAATTCCTGCTGCGAGTTCACAAACATTCTATGTTTACGCAAACGATGTCATCTACGGTATTTCTGCTGCGGCTTCCGCAACTGGCGCAATTGTTATAACTTACAGTGCTTAATGAAGGAGTAGGAATGAACGATTTAACCACCTCGTATTTCAGTATTGAAAAGGCTGACAAACAACCTGACGGAACACTTATGGTGTACGGCAAGGCAACAGATGACTCAATTGATATTGACCAACAAATCTGTGATGCGGCCTGGTTAGATCGTGCTATGCCAGCCTGGTTTAAATCAGGAGGAAACATCCGCGAGCAACATTCATCTATTGCCGCAGGAGTTGCTAAAGAATACGAAGTAAAAGCAGACGGCCATTACATCATGGCTCATGTGGTTGACCCTGTATCAGTTAAAAAAGTAGATGCGGGAGTCCTTCGCGGTTTCTCAATTGGAATTAAATCTCCACGCGTTGTGCGTGATCAGAAGGCTGCAAACGGTCGCATCATTGATGGTCAGATCGTTGAAGTTTCTCTTGTAGACCGTCCTGCAAACCCTAACTGCCAGTTGGTTTTAGCCAAGAGTGTGGACGGCGAGTCAAGCCTTGTTCAAGTTGAAGAATTAACTGAAATTGAAAAACACGGTTCTCATAATCAATCCTCACACGGTCGCCGTGGTGCGGGTGGAGGCGCAGGTGGCGGAACCGCAGTTGATTCCAAAGAACCGTCTGCTCGTGCCGATAGAAGTGAGCAAAGTTTAAGTACAAATCAATCTAAACAAATTGAAAATCACACCGCTGAGGCTCGAGGTTTAGCAGATGACACTCAAGCCATAGCAAAACAAGACAGCATGGTTCGACCTGCTGCTCAAAATTTAAGAGGCGCGGCTGAACGATTAAATGCTGCTTCAGGAGCCAAAACAATAGGCGAGGCAAAGGCTGAAATTAAAAAAGCAAAAGCCTCAGTTGATAGAGCAGTCACTAATTTAGAAGATCAAAACTACAACGCTGAAGCGTCTCGCGCTTATTCTTTCAGTAAAGATTTAAACTCATTAATGACTGGGATAGGCAACGGAGCAATTAAAGAGGCAGATGCGGATGTTGAGAAACACGGATCACACAATCAATCCTCTCATGGCCGCAGAGGTTCGGGCGGCGGCGCTGGAGGCAGCGCTGGGGGTGCTGGTGGAAGTGCTGCTGCAAATGAAAGTAAAGGTCAAACTTCGAAGAAGGATGCTCAAAAAGCAGTAGATGATGCTGAAAATGAAATGAACGATACTTACAGACAAATGGTCAAAGATCAAGGACAGTCTGTTTCAATGGACCGTGAGCGTGTTATGAATGCTGCGCAAATGCGTGAAGATGCGTTTGGCCATTTAGATGACGCTCGTACAAACATTACAAGAGGAAAAACAAACGAAGCAGCCTCGGCGCTAGATAATGCTGCAGGAATGCTTAAAGATGAACCGCAATTTACTGTTGCGCGTCAAAGAATGAAAGACACCGCTTCTGCTTTACGATCTAACCCTTTAAAGAAAAACACTGATGCGGAACTTCGCAAAGCATTACAATCTGCCCTACAATCACTATCTCTAAACAAGTCAGAGGAGAACCCTATGCAAGACACAATCGTGGAATTACCTACCGAGGCTGTCGGGGACCTTCTCAAGTTCGATAAAACCCAGTACGAAGCCGCACGCGAAGCACTCGCTAACCTCATCGCTGTTGAAGCAGGGGAAATG